ATCTACCCAGAGGCCGAGCAGTCGGTCCCATTCATTCAGGGCTATGTGTTGCAGGGTGTTGAGCAATACACCAACAAGCTCAATAGAAACATTGAAGTGATTGGGAACCGATAATGGCCGGCATAAAGATAAACATCCTGAGCAACTTCAATGCTCAGGGATTCACAAAGCTACAGAGAGAACTAAAGCGACTCGACACTCCTATCGAGAAGCTTGGGGCAGTCACTAGATCTCTAGCCCCTGCTGCACAGATTGGCCTTGTGGCTTTGACAGCCCTTGGCACAGCAGCAGTTAGAGCAGCCGAGGATGCCCAGGTAGCTGACCGCAGACTTGCCAGCGTTGCAGACTCCATGAACCTGTTTGGAACTCAGACCGGTGCAGTCACTAAGCGACTACGCGACTTTGCAGACGCAACAATGAAACAGACCGCGATTGACGATGAAGTCATCAAGGCAACACAGGCCAAACTACTTACCTTCAAGAACCTAGCTCAGACTGCCGATGTCATGGGTGGGGCTATGGATCGAGCTACCCTAGCTGCTATTGACCTGGCAGCAGCAGGATTCGGCTCGGCAGAAACCAACGCCACTCAGCTTGGTAAAGCTTTGCAAGACCCTATCAAGGGAATCACAGCCCTAGCCAGAGCTGGTGTGACATTCACTCAGCAAGAGAAGGACAAGATAAAGGTCTTGGTTGAGTCGGGCAAGATGCTCGAAGCTCAGGACATGATTCTCTCGGCTATCGAAACTCAGGTTGGTGGCACCGCTACTGCTACTGCAACAGGCTCGGCAAAGATGGCTGTGGCCTTTGGTGAGATGCAGGAAGCTATTGGAAACGCTTTGTTGCCGGTGCTAGAAAAGCTTGTCCCACTTATCACCGGACTGTTTGACTTTATTGCCAAGAACTCAGTTGTAGTGTCTGTGCTTGCAGGTATCTTTGGGGCTTTAGCTGTTGCCATCCTTGCTGTGAACTTTGCCCTAAACGCCAACCCGATTGTCAAGGTCATCACCTTAGTTGCAGCTTTGGCTGCTGGTGCTGTTGTCTTGATCAACTACCTGGTCGGCTTGTCTGGTGGCTGGGGCAAATTGTTTGAGGCTATGCAGAAGGGCTTGGCTGAGGTCGGCAAGTTCTTTGGAACTGTCTTTGATTCAATCAGCAACTTAGTTGTTGGAGTTATCAACGGCCTAGCCACAAGGTTTGAGAACTTTATCAACACAATCATCGGTGGGCTCAACGGCATCATCACTCTTGCCAACTCTGCACTGAGCCTAGTTTCAAGTGTGACTGGTGGAGCTGTAAACATTCAGGTGCCAAAGGTGCCGACTGTATCTATCCCAAAAGTGCCAGTAAAGACCCCAACCAAGATACCTACCAAGATTCCTAAGCTTGCTCTCGGCGGTATCGTTATGCCACAGCCAGGTGGAGTGCTTGCCAACATTGCTGAAGCAGGACAACCTGAAGCTGTTATCCCACTAAACAAGATGGACAGATACACAAACAACAAGCCACAGAATGTTTACAACATCAATGTCAATGGCGGTGTTGGCTCTGGCTCGACTATCGGTAGGGCAATCGTTGAGGCTATCAAGTCCTACGAGCGTACTTCTGGTGCTGTCTTTGTGGGAGCGTAATGCCAGCCCCAGCAGTCAAAGTTGAACTAGGTCTAAACCTTGGTCAGGCAGACCCCTTTGCCTTTATCCTCGATGACGCAATCAAAGGTGTCCTAGACAACACAAGCTTTACCCTTGGTGGCGAGAGATACTTTGACATCTCCGACAGACTTATTGCGACAAGCACAGCTCGCGGTAAGAACCAGGCACTAGATCGTATTGACGCTGGAACCTCGAGCATCGTTGTTGACAACTCGGACCGACACTTTGACCCCTTGTATCCCAACGGCCCTTACTTTGGTCAGCTCATTCCTCGCCGAACTGTAAGAATTACCTGCAATGACCAGCCAGTCTTTATCGGTGCCATAGATGACTTTGACATTGTTTACGCACCAAGCAACCGGTCACAGGTTCGCATAGATGTATCCGATGCCTTCTCAACTTTGACTAACTCAGGGCTTGAGGAGTTTACTCCTACTGCCCAGCTCTCAGGTGCTCGCGTAAACGCTGTGCTTGACAGACCCGAGGTTGACTGGCCAGCAGCCGAAAGAGAGATTGACACCGGCAACTCAACAATGTTGGGAGCCCTTGTAGCTGAGGGAACCTCGGTGCTTGAGTATCTGCAACTTGTAAGCAACTCTGAGTTTGGTGACTTGTTTATTGGCAAGGATGGCAAGGTCGTATTCCGCGAGCGAAACTCTGTACCTAACACGCCTAACCTAGTCTTTACCGATGAGGTCGTTGCTGGTGTTTACCAAGGCATCCAGTTCGCCAGCGTAAACAATGTTTATGGATCTGAGAACCTTTACAACCGCATCCTGATTAGCAACGCTAGTAGCCCTGCACTTGAGGCCTCGGCTGCCGATACTGAGTCGCAGACTGTCTATGGTCCTCGAAGCTACTCACAGAGCAACCTGCTTGTCGCGAGCCAGTCTGAGTTGCAGTTCTTGGCAGATTACTTGCTTGCCAGATTCAAGGAACCTCAGTACCGCTTTGAGGCTGTGACAGTAGTAATGGACACGCTGACAACAGTCAACCAGGATGCAGTCCTAGATCTCGAAATCGGTGACATTGTGCAGGTTCGCTTTGAACCTTCTGACATCCCACCGGCAATCGAGCAGTATGTCAGGATCATCGGAATCAGCCATGACTGGTCAGCAAACAGCAAGAACATTACCTTTGCCCTAGAACGCCTTGACTTTGCCATCTTCATCCTGGACAACGCTGTTTTGGGTGTCCTAGACGATGACCGCCTTGCCTACGAGTAGTAAACTAAAACGAGAACAAAAGGAAACCAATGCCAAGAAAAACCTTTACCGCTGGTGAAGTCCTAGCTGCTGCCGATGTGAACTTATACCTCAGCAACGAGGTGACACTAACAGCTTCTACTGCTACCACTTACACAGTGCTGACCTCTGACCGCTACAAGATCCTAGAGTTTGACTCTGCCTCAGCTCAAACAGTGACCTTCTCAACTGCCACAGCTTTCGAGGCTGGCGAGCGAGTAGACATTTTTAGAGATGGTGCAGGAACAGTCACGATCAACGCAGCTTCAACAGCAGTGTCTATCCTTGGCCGAGGAACCGCAGGAACCGCTTATGCAATCGGTACTCGCTATGACGCTGTATCTGTAATCTGTGTGGGTACTAACTCATACAGGGTGATTGGGAACGCGACAGCCGTCTGATGACTCTCTCAGCGTTAGGTATTTTTAGTGCTGCTGGGGCTGGTGGGGGAGTTTCTCTATCGGACTATGAGCTTATTGCCACAACAATTTTAGGTTCTTCTCAATCTCTTGTCACTCTCAGCAACTTAGGGGATTACTCATCTACCTATAAGCACTTACAGGTTAGGTATGTAGCAAAGGGAGATAGGGCCACATTTTCACAAGACTCAATGAGAATTAGGCTAAACGGAATCAGCACAAACACCACTTACGATATGCACCAATTACAGGGTGACGGCAGCTCGGTAAGCTCAACAAGCAACACAATAGACAATGTTTTCTCAAGCAACATCAGCAGACTTACAGGTGCTGGGTCAGAGGCAGGGGCATTTAGCGTTGGAGTTATTGACATCCTTGACGCTTACAGCACAACAAAGAACAAGACAGTAAGAAACCTAAGCGGTCAGCAATCACAATCAGCGGGTGGCTTTGGCGGTTCTTTTGTAAACCTAAACTCGCTTTTGTTCAACAGCTTAGACGCAATCACTAGCGTTGGATTCTTACCGAACGAAGGAACTAATCTAGTTTCAGGCTCTCGGTTTTCAATCTATGGAGTGAAATAAAATGCCAACACCTACTTATACACCTCTAGCTAATGTGACTCTAGGCACAGCCGTTAGCTCAGTTACCTTTTCTTCTATTCCAGCAACTTACCGAGATTTGATTGCTGTTTACAACGGAACAGCAGCGACAGCCGGAGATTTATACATGACCCTAAACGCCGACTCTAGCAATTACAGCATGGTTCGTATGCTGGGTTCGACTACTGTGACATCTGCAGCGGAATCAACTAGAGAAATTGGTTTGGCAAGAACTGGGGAAACATCACTAATCGTTCAGATTATGGACTACTCTGCCACCGACAAACACAAAACAACACTCTCAAGAAGTAATGGCCCAACTGCCACTTCTGTTGTTGCCGCTTACGCTTCAAGATACGCAAGCACCTCAGCGATTACAAGTGTTGGGTTCAGTATCAACGGCGGACATAACTTTGCTATTGGCTCAACATTCTCACTTTACGGAGTAATCGCCTAATGAAACTTATAGAATCTAAAACTCTAGGCACAGCTGCTGCCTCTATTGAGTTCACTTCAATACCTCAAGATGCAACAGACCTATTGGTTCTCTGTAACATAAGATTGACCGCTGACAATGTTGCCGCTACTTTGTCTTTTAATACTGGTGGAACTTATACACGCAGAAGATTACAGGGTGGGGGTGCTAGTGTCCTAAGCGATACTGCTTCGGTTGATTTGATAGTAAATCCAAGCCCATCTACCTCTAACACTTTTTCTAACAATGCCATCTACATCCCGAACTACACAGGTGCTACAGCCAAGTCTTACTCAAGTGACTCTGTGACAGAGAACAACGCAACTGAGGCTTTTCAAACTTTGATTGCTGGATTGTGGTCTGGGACTGACGCTATTACTAGCCTAAAAATCACAGGTGGAGCTAACCTTGCTTCAGGCTCAACTATTTCTCTTTACAAAATTACAAAAGGCAGCGATGGAATCGTTACAACTTCCTAATCGAAAAATAACAAGAAAGAAAAGAAAATGACAGAAGTAATTACCAAGCTAGTAGTGGACTGCTCAACAGGCGAAGCAACAGAAGTACCTCTAACAACCGAGGAACTAGCCCAGCGAGAAACTGACCGACTAGCTTACGAAGCTCAGGAAGCAGAACGCAAGGCTGCCGAGGAAGCAAAAGAAACAGCTAAAGCCTCTGCTAATGCCAAGCTAAAAGCTCTGGGTCTGACTGACTCTGAAATCGCTGCTATCACCGCATAATGGCTGAGGAAACAACTGGGGTACGCATTACCCAGCAAGCAATTTACGCCAAGCAACTTGAGCATGGGCAAACCCTTGTGGCAATCTTGGAAAAGCTGAATCACCTGGATCAAGTACCTGACCGACTCAGAGAGGTAGAGCTGACACTAGCTCGGCTTGCTTGGATCGAGCGTATTGCCTATGCAGGGCTAACCGGTGCAGTTATCGCCATCCTTGGACTCGTAATCAACATGACAGGAAAGTAATGACATCAAGACCTCAGATGCCCCTAGACGGCAAGTTTGGTAAAGACTGGAAAGTCACCTCACCTTTTGGCTGGCGTATTCACCCAATCGAGAAGTATAAGAAACATCACAATGGTGTAGATCTCTGGGGACCAAAGGCAAAGATTTACAATGAAGCCTGGCACGATGGCAAGGTCATCGCTGCTGGAACTTCCAAGCTAAAGAACCCAGATGGCTCGCTCGGTGGGGTTGGCTACTATGTTGACCTAAGAGTAATCATTGACGGCGAGGCTTATGTGACACGCTACGCTCACATGGTCGAGGGTTCCCTAACTGTTGTCAAGGGCGAGAAGGTCAAGGCCGGTACTCGACTAGGCATCATGGGCAACACAGGTGCATCTGCTGGCCGACACCTACACTTTGAGATTTGCAAGGGTCGGGTTCACCGCTGGACATCTGACGGCAAGGGCTTTGTAGATCCACTCAAGTTTGTCAAGACTGTAATTGCTAAGTGGGAACTAAACGCCGAGGTCAACCTAGCAACACCGGACACAGGTGAGGTAGCCCCTGCACCAGTTCACGAACCAGCCCCTAAAGCCCCCAAGCCCCCAAAGGTGCAACCGAAACTTGCTAAATAACTTAGCCAAAACTAAAAGCCTACGAGTCATGCTTGTAGGCTTTTTTTTATTCTTTATGATCTGGCAGCCTACCCCTGCCTATGGTGCTCAAGCTTGGGCCACAATTACCTGTGCCGACTCAACTGGCAATCAACAAAGCTATGCGACAGGATGGAACAATGAAAACAACTACTTCATGGATAAAGGCAACATTGCCCAACACTTTTGCGAGGGTGGTTGGGCTGGCCAGCTCACCACTTTTGTTAGCGTTGTATCTAGTGACGGCACTGAGCTGGATCCTGCTTTGCTTTATCATCCTGGCTACATTGCTCCTGGTCCTGTCAGTGCCACTCCTAGCCCTGAAGCTGTACCGGAAACTCAAACGACAGTAAGGACAGATGATGTCGAACGAACCGAAACAGTTGAACGCACAGAGGATGTTGCTCGCACTGAGGAAGTTGTCAGAGAGCCTGAGCCAGTGGCTCCGGTGGCTCCCGTAGCCCCTGAACCTACCCCTGAGCCAACCCCTACACCCACGCCAGAACCAGAGCCTAGTCCCACAAGCCCTGTACGCCCTGTAGAGCCGACAAAGCCTTCAGAGGTCATAACACCTACCCCAGAGCCTACTGAGCCCCCTACGAGCCCCACAGAGCCGACAATTCCGAGTGAACCTACCCCTGAGCCTGAGTTGCCAGAGGAAACAATCAGCATCGAACTAGCGTTAGAAGCTGTCGGTAAACTTGTAGATAACCTACGCTCAATCGGGTCAGACATGACACCGGAAGTTAGAGAACAGGCCCAACAGGTTGTGGTTGCTTCGGTGATCGTGACACAGGTGGCCTTGGCAGGTAGGAAACCCTAGTGAAGTTCTTGAAAGACCAGCTTGACCAGGTATGGACAATTCTTGGCTTAGGCATCGCTTGGGTCGTACTCGAAGGCACAGCTAAAGACTTTGCTGGCTGGGCCATTCTCATAACAATTACGATCTGGGCAGCAACTTACCCCCTACGAAAGGACTGACCTATGTGGTTAGACATCGCACGCAGAACCCTAGCTGTAATCATCTTGAAGGTCACAGGCATCTTTGTCGGTGGAGCAGTTATCGGCCTTGAGGTAGCTCAGGCAGTAGCTATGGCAGCCTTCGCTGGAATCATTGATGTAGCTCAGGAGCTCTCTCGCTCATACCTGGCCGATGGTCAGATTGACGCTGATGAGATCAACAAGTCCTTTGGCAAGATTGCCGAAAAGACTGACAAGAAAAGCTAAGACCTCAGCTTCGAGCGTTCCTCAGCGGTAGTGCCACCCCAGATGCCTACCATCCCTGCTGATAGGGCATAGTCAAAGCACCTTAGTCTGACCGGACAGTCGTTGCAGACTTCCTTAGCTACGGCAATAAGTTTCTTTCGCAGATACAAGTCGGGCTCATCTTCAGGGAAAAAACACTCTGGCAGTTGACTGCACTCAACGCCCCCATTCTCGCTAATCGCGTGTTGCAGCTCAATGTATTTGCGTTCCAGTTGTCTAAATGTCATAGGCCGACACTAGAGTAAAAACACGATAAATAGCAAACCCACGCCGAGAGAGTTAGCGTGGGCTTGCCGACAAGGAAAGAGAGGGAAACCTTGCCAGTTTCTAAGCTACCAACCGAGATAAACGAGTTGCAGGATGCAGTCCTTCTAGGTGACTTTGCCAACGGCTCACCTGAGTGGCACTCACTACGCAACGAGCCAGGTGCAGTCGGTGGCTCAGACATCGCTGCTATCGCCGGACTTAGCACTTGGGAATCAGCCATCACAAAGTGGGCTAAAAAGACAGGTCAGATTCCTGATGAAGTCGAACCCAACATGAGCATGAAGCTTGGCACGAAACTTGAGGCACCTATCTTGGAACTGTTTGCCGATGAGAACCCTGATTTGGAGATCTACGAAACAGGCACCTGGGCAAACAAGATGTACGACTGGGCAAGAGCAAACCTTGACGGACTTTATAAAGACGCTGATGGCAACTGGGGCATCATCGAGGTCAAGTTCTCTCGCGACTACTGGACACAAGTGCCACAGTCTTATCGAGCACAAGTGCTTTGGTACATGAAGGTCTTTGGAATTAGGCGAGCAAAGCTTGTAGCACTTGCCGGCTCTAGCTACATGGAGTTTGACATTGAGTGGGATGAGTTTGAGGCAAACACCCTTTGGGAGTCTGCTCTTAGATTCCGGCAAGCTTGCCTAGATCTAAAGATGCCTGACTGGGATGGGTCGAACTCAACGCTAGAAACTATCCGAGCACTTAGCCCTAACATCGAGGATGGCGAGGCTGACCTAGATGAGCTTGGGGTGCATTACTTCAACGCTGTGAATGACGCAGAGAAGGCTAACAATCTTTTGACAGACCTAAAAGCTAGAGTTATCAAAGCAATGGAAGGTAAGAAGCGAGGCATCATCTACGGCGAGCACCTGCTTAGTCTTAGATCAAGAGCTGGCGGAGCACCTTACTTGCACCACGAGAAGGGTAAATAAGAGATGGCACAGAACTACAAAGGTCCACTAGATTACATAGATGTTGCAACACGCATAGTTGAGTTCAGAGAGAAGTTCCCTCAAGGCTCACTACAACAAATCAAGTACGAGTTTGTGGTTGTCAATAACAAGAGCTGGGTGGTTTACACCGCTGCTGCCTATCGCTCACCAGATGACCAGCGACCAGGTATCGGCACAGCTTGGGAACCTATCCCAGGACCGACCAACTTTACAAGAGATAGCGAAGTGCAAAACGCTGAAACTGCTGCATGGGGTAGAGCGATGGTTGCTGCCCTAGCTGTTGACACCAAGAAGGGTATTGCCTCATCTGAGGAAGTACGCAACAGACAGGTCAAGAGTTCGGCAACCAGCAAAGACTGGCTGGCTATGGCAACAGAATTAGGCAGTGACCTTGATGGTTTACGCTTGCTATACAGCGAGGCCAAGACTGGTGGAGCTGACACAGCAACACTCGACAAGATCAAGGCAATCGCAAATGGACTATCAGGCTCAAAGGATTCTGCTTAGTTCAATCCTTGAAGTGCAAGAATGTCTGCACGAGCAATACGATAAGGGTGAGCTAGACATCCTCACCGACCTATGGCGATTACAAAGAGAGAAAGCTAAAAGGCTAAGAGATGGAAATTATTACACCAAGCCACATAGTCCAGGAGCTACAACGCCTGACAAGCGAGATGGACAAGGGAGCTAACGCACTCTACGATGCCGAGTGCAAGATGGCTGATGCAGAGGCTGCTTATGACAAGGCAGTGTCTTTAGCCTTTATCAACAACGCTGGGACTGTTGCAGACCGACAGGCTGTGGCTAAGTTGCAGTCAGTAGAGGAAAAGCTAAAGGCTGACCTAGCCAAGGCCGAATACAACAGGGTCCGAACCAAGCTAAAAACCCTGTCAGACCAAGCCACAATGATGGCTGTAATCAGCAAAAATGTCGAAATACAGTGGAAACACGCCTAGCTGGTAGCCTACTTGGGTGATTGCCGAAACCTGCTCATGTGGGGCCAAGTTCAAAACCGATGAACCTGAGCCACTCAAGCTTGTCCGAGAGTGGAGAAGGCGGCACACCTGTCAAGAGCAAGACATTGCCGACACACCTACCAGCGGTCTAGCAGACACACAGCTTGCAATGGGATTCCAACCAGGTGAGATGCCAGCAAAGAAACATGACCCTTGGGAAGATGATGAATAAAAAAGCGTTCCAAAAGTTTATAGATCGTGATAAGTGTTGCAGTCATTGTGGGACCACAGATGACACACTTATCCCTCAGCATCGAGCTAACAGAGGCATGGGTGGCAGTAGAGCCTTAGACAGACCTAGCAACATCATTGTGCTTTGCAGTGCTGCTAACTTTATGCTTGAGTCCAACGCTAGGTTCGCCGAGATGGGCAGGTTATTCGGCTGGAAGCTAGAGCGACACCAGGTACCAGAGTTTACCCCTGTTTACATGGGTGACGGCTGGTGGCTACTTGACAACAACTTCAACAAAACACCGGTGCCAAACAACGATGTGGAATACTTTTAGGATAGGTTTCAAGGGGCTGGATTAGACTCGACTGCCAGATAAAGCCGATGAGGAAACTGGCAGGACTTGGGTGCAACTCCCAACAGCTCCACGCTAGGATACAAAACAAGTGCTACTGTAAAACCATAACTAAATAAAAGTGCCGCCTAGAGATCGGAACCCCTAGACGGCGTAATACCAACAAATAGGCTGTTGGCATCCCTATAAGCATAGTGTGCCAACTCATTAGAGAAAGGCACATTTTATGTTTAACTGGGACAACAAAAACCTCGCTGAGGTGCTGTCAATGTACGGCGGCAACATCTTTATGGCAGAGATGGATTACCGAGCTATGGGCTTGACCCCTGGCGATTGGGTAATGCTAGTCAAAGAAGGCTACGATAACAGAGTCGTAAGCCCAACAGTAATGATGCTGATGGCTGAGAGAGCAGAAGCGTCATGCCTCTAATTCGAGGGCACCACACCTTTGATGACCACTTCACCCAGATACCAAACGACTGGGTAAGGGATTCTCGATTGACCCTAAAAGCCATCGGGCTACTAACGCAACTAATGAGCCACCGACCTGGTTGGAACATGAGCGTAAGCAGCTTGGCTAGGTTCAACAAGACCGGAGTGGGCACAATCAAATCGGCAGTCCAAGAGCTTGAACTCAACGGCTACCTAAAGAGATCAGAAAAGCAAGAGCACAATGAAGATGGAACCTTTGCCGACTTTGTTTGGACTACTGCTGACCCGTTCCAAAACCCCGATACGGTGAAAACCGTAAGCGGTAAACAGGATACAAAGAACACTATTACTAAAGAACAACAACCTATAAAGAATAAACAAGAGAATACTGTTGATGATTCTTTTGACAAGTTCTGGGAGCTATACCCTAAACGCATAGCAAAAGCTGATGCTGTAAAAGCTTGGAAGCAAGTGCTGAAAAAGAAAACCGCTGATGAGATGATTGCACTCACCAAGGCCTATTCCGAAAGTAAGCTACCCGACATGACCTACATTCCCTACCCAGCATCCTGGCTCAACAAAGGACTCTACGAAGCAGTAGAGAACGATAAACCTGCACCGGCAAGCAAACCTATCTTTGGCAGAATCAAGTGAGCGAGTTCGAGCAGTTAGTCATCGGCTCTGTCCTGCTAACAAATGGCAAGGCACTCGATGACCTGACGCTCACAGGCAAAGACTTTGACGATCTCGGACACGAGAAAATCTACACAACAATGCTTGAGATGAAGCAAGCTCGCCAGCCGATAGATGTCATCACAGTCGGGGCAATGCTCCCTAAGCTTGCCAGCTACCTGCACGACTGCATTACAGCAACCCCAACTGCTGCCTCTGTTGGCTACTACGCCGAGCGAGTCATCGAGGAAGTCACCAGGCGAAAGCTTGCTCATGCCGGTCAAGTAATAAACATGAAAGCCCAGCACGAGGACTTGGCAACAGTTATAGATCAAGCCAAGAAGGAAATTGACAACCTTAGTGATCGCAACACAGCGAGCAGACCGAGCTATGTCAGCGATGAGCTAATCCCTTACCTAGATGAGATTGACAAGCCAAAGAACTATCCACTCAGCCCTTGGAAAGACCTCAACGACATCCTTGGGGGATTCCGACCAGGTGCCCTTTACATCATCGGTGCTCGACCTGGTATTGGTAAGACCATAGTTGGCTTGCAGATTGCTTGGGAACTATCGAAGCAAGGACCAGTCAGCTTTCACAGTCTTGAAATGGGCAAGTCAGAGTTGTATAACAGAATCATCTCGATGGAAGCCGAGGTCTACATTGGCAACATTGAAAAGGGTCAGCTCAAAGATGTTGACTGGGACAAGATTGCAAGAGCTAAGGAAAAGATAACCAGCCACCAGCTCGCCATCCATGATAAGTCAGGACAGAACCTTTTGCAGATTAGGGCTATGGCAAATGGTGTCAAAGCTAACGGCCAGCTCCGAGCAATCGTTGTTGACTATCTCGGTTTGATTCAGGACACCGAAAAAGGCCGAAAGCGTTATGAGATGATTACCGACATCTCCATCGGACTAAAGAACCTTGCTCGCGATCTGGAAGTGCCGGTCATCGCACTAGCCCAGCTCAACCGAGGACCAGAGCAACGCAAGGACTCCAAGCCCGACCTAGCCGACCTGAGAGATTCAGGCGGTATCGAGCAGGATGCAGATGCAGTTATTCTGCTGCACAGAGAGTCAATAGCTGAGGATCAGTTTGAGTGGCAAAAGAGCTGGATGATAATGAAGGTTGCCAAGAACCGACAAGGTGGCTTAGGTGAAGTAGGACTCAAGTTTGAGGGTCACCTGTCCAGAGTTGTCGAAGGCTAAGATTATGGCGTGGATGACAATGTGGCACTG